CCATCATAAGGTGGTTCATCTTAATTGAAATACACGGGGCCGGTCCAGTTTATGGGATAACCACCTTCAAGGATGTTTCCCCGTGCGCCGTTCCGAGCAGGAGCAGCATAACCGGCGGGTTTCAGAATGTCACCCTTTTTGAATTTCTTGTCATTGTCAACACCAACGACAAACGCAAGAACACCACCCCGAGCGTCGGAGATTTTGATGTACTTCGTACCATATGTTACTGTGAATTTGTCGGCATACTCTGCCTTCATATCATCATTAACAGGGAAATTATGATAGTCCTCAACCATCGCAGCCTTCATCTTAGACAGACCAGATAGGATGGATACGGAACTTTCTCTTACATAAACAGTCATTACATTTTCCCTTTCATTATGTCCCTATTATACCAGACCCAGCAGGAAATGTCAAGGAAAATCGTACCATGTAAGTCATTGATTTTAAACAACATTTAAAAAAACATCAAATCCATGAATTGTGTGACATTTTTGCAACAGGCTACTCCCAAGAATCCCCATTTATCGCATATAAAGAGTACTTTGCAGTTAGTTCTTCATTCTCTGAAATATCTCTCTGTGTCATCAGATATTTTACTGACATTTGTTGCCAGTATCCATCTAACACGATACAGTTGGGATCATTAGAATGATTATAAAACGCACCTAAAGCAGTCCTTATGTAGCCATGAGGAAAGTTCTTATTAACAACATGCACTATTCCTAATATAGTATTTGCCTTAAATGTTTTTGTTGCAACCACGCCCAGACCGTCAATACCACTATCTTTGATGGTTAACCCGTCTGGAAGAGGACGATACATTATTCTACCCGTGGAGCTTCTTGATAATTGTCTCCGATAAGCATAAATTCATCATCCCAATCGAAGGCCTCCATTACTACATTCTTGGACAGTCCTTTGTACTTTTGGTGCAAAATTTTATCTTTCGCAGCAACCAACAAGTCTGCCTCGGCAGGGTGTAAACTTTCCAACAACTGAACGAACATCATCTCTCGCCTGTTCTGTTTTAAAGAATTATTACCACCTTCAATATAATGATAAAGCTTTCTTGCCTCATATGACAAGTCACTGTGTTCTGTTCCTTCTGGTGCCTCATTTTCTTTATAAGGAACTTCACCATGAGGAAGGAGCCATTTGATTTTGGGGTCAAAAGACGACTTGATTACCATCCGAAGAGAATCGCTATTATATTCTTTCAGGTATGTAACCTTATCTTTCTTTGATTTAATCTTACTTAGCTTAGATAACACTTCATGAAATGAAGGTGTGTATGTTTGTTCTGGCATTAGAATTCTCCTATCGATTCTGTGAGATTTCGCAATCTCTTTTGTATAAAATAATTTAGTAGTTTACTACGATCACCTGATGGAGACTCTTTATATGTGTTGAGTATTTCAACTGAAAGCTCCTCTGGTGCATACGTTAGGTCAATCAACTTTCTGTTTCGTTGATAATTTCTTTTCACTTCATCGTTTGGAGCAACATCATCAAAATGATGGTCCAACCATGAAGAAATCTTTTTCTTGGTAATTGGGGACTGTCTCAACCCATCTGTAAAGGTATTGTCTGGCGACAGTACATTGGGAATGCCATCACTGGTATCACCCCTAAGAATATGTTCTTTAAGATACTTGCCTGGATTTTCACCATTCACTGATTTCTTGGTGATTGGGCTGTACTGTTTGATGTTCGGATATTTTTGAAGTTGAATGAAATCCTTGTCACCTGAAATTATCATTATTTCTTCTGAATATTCTGCACAAATTGTGCCAATGATATCATCTGCTTCTGCACCATACACTTCAAGAACCTTGTATGGCAGGTTGGTTTTGATTTCATCTTTGATTTGATTGAGACAGGAAAAGATTGCATCCCAATCCTTGCTGTCATTCTCTCTAGACTTCCTTCTTCCCGATTTATATTGTGGAAAGTAATCACGCCGCCAATAGTGTTTAGAGTCATAACATAAAACTAATTCGCCAAACTCTGAAGAAAATCTGGTACGGTACATACGCAAAGAATTGAGAATCATATGTCTCACTGTATTTTCATCAGGCTCTTTTGATTTACTCATGTGCAAGTGCATCATTACACTTGCGAGAGAAATCTGGTTCATATCAACTAAAATCATAATATATCCTTATTAGGCTAAATCTGGATCTTCTTCCTCATCGTCATCATCATCACCATACCAAAAATTCTCTTTTTCAATTGTTTCTAAGTATGATAACAGTTCTTTAATTTGGTCTTTATTTATTGTTTTAAATGACAACAATGATTCTTTTTCTGCCGGCATTTGTTTTAAAAGTTCAGTTATTATTTGTGTTGGGTAAGAAAATCCAATACTCCTGTATATGCTTCCTTTCATTACTTCAATTATTAATCCCATTTCATAAATGAAGTTTTTATCATTAATATCAATACCATTTTTTTGTAAAAGATGAATTGCTGATACAATGGTTTCTTGAGTAAGTCCCTCAACAAACTCCTGAGCACGGGCAACCTTAGAAACTTCTTTTGTTATTTGCTCGGCAGAAAGTGAATTATTTTTTCTTTTGTCTGGCCACGGACCTTTTATTACGTTTTCGTTTAGTTTTTCTGTCATTATCGACAATACCTCTATCTGAATTTAACATTTCTTTTGTATAAACACAACCCATATCTGGATAAAATACACCAACGTTTCTTTTAGGAAATCCATCATCATCATATGCTATAACCACACAATGGTGTCGAACTTTACTCTGTTGATATTCACCATAAAAATCATCAACCCAATCACCATCTCTAAGATACTTTTGCATATTCTTTATGTATCCTTCATGACTAGATAATCTTGACTCTGCCCCTTTCATTTTTTGTCTTACTTGACTACGAGCTTCCTTTACAAGATCTTTTTGAGTTTTAATCCAATCTTTAATCTTTTTAGGATGTCTCCAATGATCCTCTGGTAAATCACGAAGACACTCATTAACACTCGACAACCCAAAATCTGGATTTTTTTCTGCCCGTGCAGCCCGTGCTTTCTTTAGACGTTCTGATGCAGCTGCCCTTTGTTCTTTAGACATAGGTTTACGAGGTTTGCGTTTTTTAGGCATTAAACTCCCAACTCTTCTCTACGTTTCTTTTCTTCTTTTTTAAATCTACGGATTCCCGCAGCCCTAGCATGTCTGCGTTTCTCACCCTTAGAACGATAATATTCACGTTCTTTCAATTCATTTAAAAGACCCTCTTCTTGAACCTTCTTCTTAAGAATTCTAATGGCCTGTTCAACATTACCATTGCGTACTTCAACTTTCATCTTCTGATATCTCCGACAGCTCTTCTTCTACTTTCTCTTCTAGCTTCTTTTTCTTCTTCTTCAAAGCCTTAATGTCCTTGTTAAGGCGATTGAAATCTTTTATATCGTACAAGCGTGCTTCCATTCGACTTCCAAGAGATTGCGCTTCTTCAATCAGCCCTGGCAAATAAGAGAAGTTCGTAGTCTTAACACAGTCTCGCATCTCACCAAGAACATCACACAGCAGTCTATTCGGCATCTTTTAAATCTTCCTCTGGATCGAATTGATATTCTCTTATATATTTTTCTGCTGCTTCTATTGTATTGAAAAAAGAACCACCCATTTCTTCTTCATCATCATATATTTTTACACAATATGTACCAACAATTGGGGGTTTAATAACAAGATTAGGGTCTATAATTTCAAGTGTTGCGGTTTTCATTCTAAGGCCTCCTTCACTTTCTCAACTAGATTATCATAGGTAGCATAACAACCACCCATCCATTCACCATCTTCATACTCACGAATTTCATTTTTTTCCATATTCATCATAATTCCTCTAATTTTTCCAATAGAAATTGAAGTGCGTTCCAACACTTGGGTGATTTTGTTTCCAGTAGCGCCAATCCTGTACCAATACCATCTGCTGGCACGACAATATCTGCACCACCAAAGTCTTTGAATTTCTTACAGTAGTTATACACATTCCCATAATCTTTGAGAACTTCGTTCAAATCACTATCACCCAGAAAATCCGCTGCACCCATAGCCGGTCTGACCTTTGTGATAATACCAACAGCGTTGACTTCACCACGCATTTCCTTGGCTTGTCCACCCATTCCCTCACGGGCCATATTGTCTCCGAACAAATAGAGATTATTTGGATGGTCTTTCAGATCCTGGCGATATATGAATTTCTGTTTGATAAGAGCCATCAATCAAGTTCCTTGTTCATCATCATTCATTTATCCTCATATCGATTGGTCCTGGCGGGACCAATCGTATTGGTCGGAGCGGAGAGATTTGAACTCCCGATCTCCTGCTCCCAAAGCAGGCGGATTACCAGACTTTCCTACACTCCGATACTCTCCTAACAATATGTTAATATAATCAACTGCACATTCTAAAGTGTAAAAGAGGGCTCCAGATGTAAAAAGTAAAGGATGGTTATGCACCTTGTCATCATCAGAAACAATTACTACTGGTTTCTGTAAACTATATCCCCAAGCAATTTCGAACACAGTCCCATACGACGGTCTACGGTCATTAATTTCTTTGGGAAGATATGCAAGAATCAAATCACAGGCTTGAGTGTCCATGTAATTTTTCATCATAATTCTTTTTTTGGTTTCGGCATAACCAGACTCAAATTCTGCCCGGTAAGGGCTTATCGCAACAATGTTTTCAAGAAATGCTGCTGAACATTCTTCTCTCCATTGAGAGATTTCTTTGCTGGTACAATTTTCAATGGGCCCAGCAAGATATACAGACTTCTTCATTGATTATGCCTTCTTCTTGTTGGCATGTCTCAATG